CTGTGTGTTGATGGCTGAGGGCACCAGCACCAGCGCAGGCCATGCGTTGCGGTGCTCCAGGATGTCCAGCGTCAGCTTGGTCTTGCCACCACCCGGGTCGATAAAGAACAGAAAGGCGTCGTGGGCGACGCCTAGCATGAACCCTACCCACTGGTGGAGCATCGGTTCTACTTTGGTCTTCAGCTTAACGCCTTTGGTAAGCTCCTCCTTCGAGAGCTCCTTCATCCACCTCCAGTCATCTAGCGGCCTGTTCAAGTAGCGCTGGATGGCGCCTGGCGCGAGAACGGGGCCTTTGTGTCTACGCGCTGCGACCTTCGCCTTCGCCTTCTTCCTCTTCCACCACTCCATTGGAGACCCCCAAGATGCTCCAGTAGTCCCTGTCCATCATGCGGGACTCGAGGCAGAACTGCCCAATCGGGTAGGACTGCTTTATGATCACGTTGAACTTGTCCTCGTCGTTCCGCCCTGCCGTCACAAACAGACGTGCAATCCCTAGCGCCTTTTCCGACAACGTCTGGTTGTACGTGATGACTGCGTCACTGATGGCGATCTTGCTGTAGTCCTCAGCCGCGTGCTCTCCAGTCACTGTCTTCGCCTTCGCGCCCTCTCTGTTGGACTGCGACGCTGTGACCAGCGCCAAGTTGCGCTCTACTGCTAGTCCCCGCAGATCCCGATACAGGGCACCAAGCTCCATCCGGTAGTTCTTCGGGTCAACCTTCATGATGTCTGCGTAGTCCAGCACCACCATGTCCGGAACGAACTTGTGGACGTTGGCCAGTGTCTCGAGGTAAGCCTCGAGCATATGCACTGTCAGCTGGCCAGTAGGGAAGCGCTTGATCATCAGGTGGTCTTTGTAGCGCAACGCGCGGAGCTTCTTGCCTAGCTCCTTCAAATCCCGTTCCGACTGCAGGTGAGGGCGCTTAGGTATCTCGGTGCTGCCGATCCCTACTAGCCTGCCTAGCTGATCCGTCTCGAAGTCAGCAATGCGCAGCGTCTCCACCTCGTTCTTCGTCATCGAGAAAAGCGACTGCAGGCTGCGCTGCCCCACCTGCTGATCTTCTAACTCCAGCGTCACGTACACGACCCGCCAGCGCTGCATGATGGCGCGCTTGGTGGCGTGTACGAGCCACCAGCTCTTGCCTTTCTTTGGTGGTGCGATGAACAGGTGAAGCTCGCCACGTGAGGGGCCGTAGTCTCGTCTGTCCAACTCTGGGATCTGCAGGATGACGCGCTCTTTACCTTCTGGCCGCTGGCGGATCGTCTTGTATGCCTCCGTTAGCGTAAGTCCCGCATCAAACAGACTGAGCTTGTTCCTCAGCGCCCGTTCGATGACCATCTGCGCCTTGTCGATGTTGCCGTCCTGCAGTTCCTTCGTCGCCTCGACGATGCCTAGCTTCAACTCCTGCTGGCGCGTGAACTTCTCCAGCTGGTTGATGACGTATTCCGCATTCAGCGACTCGCCTAGCTTCGCAACGTTGCGGACAATGGACTCAACGTTGCGCGCCTTCTCGCTATCCTCTTCCAGCACATCCTCGAGAAGGTCAGCCAAGTGCTCCTTAGGCGGGTGCTTGAACTGGTCTACGTAGGCGTAAACCCTCTCCACGATATCGCGGAAGACATACGTGGAGAAGAGTCTCGGAGGAATGCTGTTGCGGACAAGCTGGCAATACTGATCGTTGGTGCAGACGAGCGTCAGGACGTTCTCTTGCAGAGCGCCTGAGAGTTGATCCATCTGCTACCCCTTCTTCGGCGGCTGTGTCGGGGTCGAACACTGATCGAGAACCCACGTGAAGATGCCCAGCATGAGGAACATGCCTCCACCTGCCAGCCCCGCAACCACGCCCCAGGAGACGTCTCTGGAGAACACGGCCAGCATGAGCAGGCCTATCCCTACGAACAGGTAGTGGAACATCAGCGCATCCCCAGGATCTTGTGCTGTTGGAGGGACATGCGGTAGCCAAACTTCGTCGCCGAAAGCATCGCCGCCTGCATGTTCAGTTGGTTCTTCGCTAGGTCGTCCTCGTCGCACGGCTGCACGAAGACCATCGTCCTCGGCGTGTGCAGCGGTGGGCGGCAGAGCGTCAGCAGTCTGCCCTGGATCTGAGTCCCGAAAGCAGGCAACCCATCACGCAGGCTCACTTCCTCCGCCTTGATGATGTACTTCCAGGCCAGAGCATGGCGGTAGATGGCGTCGTTGACGCTGCCTGTCTTGGGGCTCACCACGATGGAGACAGTGCCGGCTGTCATCAACGGGATTGCAGACTCAATCGGCGCATTGGCCAAATCCTCCAGCCACAAGGTGCCAGCAGTCTCGATCTGCACGTGAAAGCCCCAGCGGCACAGCTCTTTGATCAGAGGGACGATGTTTTGCCGCATCGGCTCTCCACCAGTCAGCACCACCAAACGGTAGTTGTGGTCGCGCTGCGCCCGCACTGCTTCTTCCAGCAGCATTTCGATGGCGACGGGCTCACTGTCGATATTGGACTCGAAGTCGGTGTCGCAGAAATGGCAGCGCAGATTGCACCCTGCAAGGCGGACGAAGAAAGCAGGCACGCCCGCATAGGGGCCCTCACCCTGGATGGTCATGAAGCGCTCCTGGACGATCAGGCGCCCCATAGGATCGATCACCTGCTTGCGGACGGGGTTTTGGCCAAACATACGTCACCTTTCTGTATCTGTTGGAGAACGACGCTCTGGAGGATCCCCGATTCGAGGTACCCGGGCAGTTGATCCTCGATGAGCTCGTTCAGCGGGAGCAGCGCGTCGAGGGCGTTGTGGACAGTGGGACTGACGTCACGCTCCTCGAGGCTGTTGAAGCACAGGATCAGGAAGTAGTTGACCAGACCCCGGTGCTCCTGCTGCGACGTTCGTGGAAACAGCTTGGCCAACGTCTTGTTGACCTCGTCAGCCATGGCCACGATGCGGTGGTACGTCTTCGGATCGAAGCGCCGGACGCTGGAGAGTGAGGGAGGCTCGACCTGCGTATGTCTCCGGTACTGTTCGGAGAACAAGCGGTAGAATGCTTCCCCTGCTCCGTCAACGCTTGCCTGTTGCTGCGCCGTCCCCGAAAGGAACTGGGCACGGGTCGCAACTTCTCGCAGCTGGCTCTTGGTCAGCTGCGGCAGCGCCTTCAGAACTCCGTCGAAGGTCACTTGGCGCGCTTCGCTGCCAACTTGGCCCTTCTTCGCTGGTGCACGTCGTCCTGGCGCGCTTCTTCCTCGGTCAGATCCATCGCCCCGGAGACTTCCAGCGCCAGGCGTGCCGCATCGGGGTTGCCGAGAAGTGCCTGACGGTGGACGGCGTTGAGGATCTTGTCCTTGTCCCGCTGGATGCGATGGATTGCGGTCGGCTGCGGGATGCCTTTGGGCCGCCCCTTGCTCAGCGGGGGCCGAGGCGTCTTCTTCGTTGGTGCCATTGCGTGCTTCTCCTTTTTTCTGCTGCGCGGAATTCGCAGTTTGCTTCTCCTTGCAGGTGGGGTCAAGATCTACTGCCATCGGTCGTGTTAAGGTATGTGCTGGTCGAGGATTTGGATTGGTCGGCATTGTTGGTCATGGCCAGAGGATGTTGGTCATGGCCGCCTACGCGCGCACGCGCGCGAGCAGCAACCTGTGGATAACTCTCGCTCTTACTAAAGTAAGAGCTCGAGAGAGTTATCCAGCACAGCGGAGCGTGAAGAAGAACTCATCCCTTCGCTGCGCTTCGGGCTGAGTCAGGCCGCCTCCGCGGCCTGCATTGCGAGTCGCTTCGCTGTGCTCTTCTTCTTCAGAAGACATCGAACTTGGTGATGACGTACATATGGCTTCCCAAGTCCTCGCTCGACCAACGTCTGGCCGACTCTCGTCGCCACCACTTCTTCGGAAGGGGCTTCCGAGTCCTCTTCGAGTGGTCAGCTTCCACGGCCAGGCGTGCCTTCGGAAATGCAGTAAACAGGCGGAGAATCTTGGAGGTGACGCGCTCTGTTCCCATGGGGCCGCCAACGCCGGTCAGGTCTTCTATTTCGACCATGTAAACGACCCTTCGGTTACGCTTCGCCGCCGACGTCTTTTTCTTGGTGGTTGCCATGCTGGTCACCTCTTCATCAGATGGATCAGGTAAGGCAGTTGGAACTGGAGGTTGAAGCTGCCTCCGTTGGTGACGACCAGTGGGGTCCCGTTGTACTCCTGGAAGGGCTGGTCGCTGCCTGGCAGCCTGATGAACGGCACCACCGTTACGTCGGCTCGGCCGATACCTTCGTCGCTGATTTTCACCTCGACGACTTTGAAGCCGAGGCCTGCGTAGCCCTCGGGGACTGGTTCCTCACCATCGAGGATGCGGCGAACACGCTCCTCGTCGAAGGTGAAGGGCGGGACGTTGGTCATGCTGTTACTCCCATCGATAGGTATGTTGGTTTCGTCTTTTCGGACGCCTGTCAAGCGCTTTTTGCCGTTTTCGGGTGGCCCCTAGCGCTTGCTTTAGGGGGTCTAGCAGCGTTTTTCGGCCCCTAGCGGGTACTAGGGTAGCGGGCAGGGGGCAAAAAGCGCTTGTAGGGCCCCTGTAGCGCGTCGCAGGGGCTGGGCGGGGATTGCTGCTAGCAGCAGTGCAGCTGACCCCGCCGGTTCCCCAGCTTGTGCGCAGTTGGGACGCTGGAGGGGGCTGGGAAGCCCCCAGGAGGTAGGCTAGTGGAGGCCCTCGGCTCCCTCGTTGACCGCAGGCGAAGCGTTGGGGTGCATCAGCCTGCGTGCGCGGTTCACGGCGCTGAACACTTCGTCGAACGTTTCGCGCACGTGGTACGCCATGGGGCCGGACTGCCCCATCATCGACGTCACCACGATCGCCTCGAGGCCGCCGGGGGACCTGTCGACGATGATGATGAGACCCTGGTCGACTGCGAACGTCATTCCGGTGTCGTGCTTGGTCAGCTTGATCAGCATTGCTCTTCCTTTACTTGGTGCGGCTGGCGAACTCGTCGCTCAGCTGCAAGGGGTGAGAGAAGTCCTCGTGGTACAGCAGAGCCGGAGCGGCCGCGCCGAGGATGTTGCCTGGCAGCCCCGCAGTCTCCTTGATGACGACAGCCTTCGGATGCTCGGCTGTGTCGAAGTGAAGTTCGAAGGACCCATCCGTGTCCGCCAGTTCTACGATGAGCTTATCGCCCGGTTCGAGCACGACGCGCATTGGTAGCTCCTTTCTTGACGTAGCTCAACAGCTTCATAGGCCCGTCGCACTTGTTGCAGTGGTCGTAGGACGACCCGAAGTAGTGATGCTCCGTGCCGTCGTTCGCTCTCCAGTCTCCGGCAGAGGTTACGTCCTGCTCGTGGTGGCAGTCCATGCATTTCAGCCTCGCCGTCACCGAAGGGATTGCTCCTGGCTTCTTTGTAGGCGACGCCATTGCAGGGTTCTTGCCGCCTATGCCGGAGGGGCGGTGCCACTTAGCGCCGAGCACGTTGTTCTGTTTCCATGCTCCGCACTGGTAGCACCAAATGATCGCCCCTCCGGCAATCAGCCACGTAGACTGCCGATGGTCGTGTTTCTTCATACCAGCAGCATGGCTTCAGCGTAGGCACGTTCCTTGATCCTCATGCCTTCGCCGAGCCAGCTCCTGTTGATGCGCGCCTCTCCGTCTCGCGCCCTGTTGTCGTGGTCGATGAAGCGTGTCACTGCGTTCAGGCACCCCCACACCGTGCCTTTGATGCCTTGCTGCCCCTCGCCGTTGTGGTACGTGTTGATCATGCGCAGGACGACGCTGTTGTCGCGAAGCTCGTCTTGCGCTGGCACTTCTTCCTTGCGCGGGTACGCCACGTGGTGGAAGTACTCGAATGCCTTCACGTCCGTGATCTTCTTCGTTCGCATCTTCGACAGGTCGGCGGTGTATGACTTCCACGTGTCTTCGATGAGCTTCAGCTGCTCCGTGGCCGCCTTCGCCTCCCATTTGCTGTGGTGGGGCACCTTGATGATGCGCTGAGTCGTGCGGGGACCCGTTGCCTTGCCCTTCGCCATCGTGCGCAACAGCATCGGCAGCTGATTGAGACACCACAGCCGGATGCTAGTCACGATGCCTTGCGTGCTGAGTCCGCCGTCGACCCCCGTCAACAGCAGGAGGAAGCCCGATACCTTGTCCCCCTTCTTGTCGACGTCGATCTCGAACGGCGTGCGTGCTAGTCCCCAGAAGCGCCGTCCGCCGAGAGCCTGGCCGGCCATCTCCAGCTGGAAGCCATACATGTCCGCTGCGTGCGCGAAGAACTCCAGAATGTCTTTGGGCTGCACCACCTTGTACTTGTCCGACACCACGGCCAGCGGCGCTCCGTCGTCGCTGCGGCACAGTGTCTTGCGCCCTTTGAACTCGAAGACCTTCTTTGACGTGGGGTCTTTGTAGAGCACAGGCTGTTCGATGATCTCCCAGTTCAGCCTGGCCTTGTCTGCCCACGTCTCCTGCTTCCCGTCCAGGATGTGGACGGCGTTCTGGTAAGCGGTAGCGCGATTTGTGCCAAAGGCACGAGCGATGTTGCTCAGTTGCGACATGACTGTCTCCTTGTCAGTTAAACGTAGCGAACAAATCTCAGGTTCAGCTTGTACTCGTTGCGGGCGCCTGAAACGCTATGCCAGCCGTTTTGGGTACGGAAGGTAGAGTAGGGGTCCCACTCCCACCCTTGCTTCTTCAGCGTCTTGTAGAGCGCTGTTTTCTTCACCACTCTTGAGGCCTCCTTCTCCCACTCTTCAGTGCCAAGCCCGGCTAGTGCTGTGACGTGGATCTCGTGAGTGCAGCACTCCCTTTTCTTGTTGACTCGTTCGAGGTTGGCCGGGTACAGCACTCCTTCGGCAGGCCTTTCGGCAAGCCCTGTGAGCGCCTGGGCAAGTTCCTCGAGGCTGATTGTTGTTTCGAGGAGAGGGTTGTAGTTGGCTGCATCTCGTATTGAGATTCTAACCACCTTTTCGCCCGTTAGCTTGCCCATCGACACAGTCGCCTCAAACTTCACTTGGTCCATCACAGCCCCTTCCTATGGTTTTCGGGCAGAAGCTCTTTCAGCTTTTCGTACCACGCCTTCAGCGCTTCGTCTTTGGAGTGCCTCTCGAGACGGGGCTTAGAGTCGACCAGCCACAGCCTGACACGTGCAATGCACTCCGCACACTCGACTGTCTTGCCGTCTTGTGCGATCAAGTTCGTAGCCACGTTCTTCTTGCACATCGTCTGGCTGTGCATTGTCGTCTCCGACGTCCGCATAGGTGCCATGAAGTAGGCGTGCAGCATGTCACCTCCTCTTCTTCGGGCGTTTAACGAGAACCGGCCTACTGCGTTTAGCTGGCATGTTGGCGTACTCCGTCAGCAGTCTCTTCACCGTGTGTTCGCTGATCTTCTTGTTGTGGCGTGCAGCGCGCCGCAGTGCGTCGGCGCAGTCAGCTAGGGTCGGATGCGTGATCCACGTCTCGCAGTCCTGCCCGTCTGCCACCAGGATGTAGCGCTTGAAGATTACCCTGGGGTCGGTGACGACGCTCAACGTAAAGGGGCCGTACCTCTTATCTAAGGTCTGCATGGTTAACCCCTATCGATGCGCGGGACGTTTTCCTGCGGTGAGGGAGGCGAGCTCTTTTTGTTCTCGATGGGGTTGGGGCGAATGTTGACGTTCCTCCCTTTCTCGACCCCGGCGTAGAACGCAGCGCCGTCGTGTGTCAGCTTCTGCGTGCCTTCGGTCTTCTTGTACGCAAACTGGCCCCACTTAGCTTCCACCGCCTGGCGCTTTGCCACTACCAGTGCTGTGGACGTGCTGTTGCCTCGCTCTGCTGCACGCTTCTCCTCGAGCGCCCTATGCAGGTTGCGGATGATGGCCGTTGCCATGCCGGCACGAAAGCTAGCGACAGTCTTCTTGAGATAGCGTGCATCCGGCGCGTTGGCGACGTAGTCCTTCGCCATGCGCCTCACAGCATCCAGCAGGTAGTCGAGTGTCCATCGACACACTTCTACGTCCACCTTGTAGCCGTAGATGGCGATGACTTGCCCTTGCTGCGGACCTTCGTACCTGATGGACACGTGGCAGTCGAACAGCTCTGACGTCGCGACCGCGATCCACTGTGCCCATGTGGGCACCTGCTTGCACCCCTTCTTGCTCTGCTTGTTCACGTCGCCTCTCACCCAGTTGTAGGAGAGGTTGTCGGTGTCTTTCACCTCCTTCATGATGACTTGGGCGTTGTCGATGTTGTACTTCCTCATCATCGCCTCAGCCTGTTTCGCTGCGTTCGCTGCCTCATTTGGATTGGCACGTGTGTCCTGTGCCAGTGCCAGCAGCTTCTTGATCTTCTCGATTGCTCTAGTGCGATCAATTTCCATCACATGCCTCCGATTGCTTGGTTGTTGCTAGTTGCTGTTCTTGCGGTGCTCGGATTTCTCCGGCTGAACAGTGTGCCCTTCTTCCAGCACCATAGGCGTTGCCGTGACCAGTAGCCCAGCACAGCAGGCCTCGTGGTCGACGGGGGCGCTGAACGTCAGGATCCCGCGGGATTCGCCTTCCCCGTTCTCGTCCGGTGTCAGCAAGTCCAGCACCACCACAGCGTGCAGGATGTGCGCTTTGGGGTGGTCCTTCTGCACCTCCAGCACGATGTTGGTGAGGTAGTCGGGAAGGTCTACGGTCATCAGTTCTTTTGTCATGGTCATTCCTTGTTGAAGTCGAACGTTGCCAGCACCTCGCGCCTGTCGTGCGGTTCGAGCTCTTTCCAGCGCTCGCGCACCACGTGCGACAGTAGGGCCTCAAGCCCTGCTTGGTCGGAGAGGAGGAACTCGATGATTTCGCTCTCTCCTACCGGGTTCGCGTCAGCACGCTCCAGCACGTTGTAACAGGCGCTCTCGAGCTCGCTGAGTTCTTCGGGGGTCAGCTGCGCCACTGTCTTGAACAGTCTCGGCTCGCCGATGCCTTTGCCGGCCACTTCGTGCGGCACGATGTTGAGGCGGAACACGCCTACCGGCAGTGTCCCTTCGAAGTAGTCGGTCGTCGCGTGGAAGCCCTTGCAGGTAGCGATGTTCCTGTAGCCGACCCACCTGCCGTAGGCTTCCTTGTTGTCGTCACTGATAACCTTGATGCGATGGTTGCCTTTGTTGTCGTACTCGTGAATGACTCGCATAGCTCAGCTCCTTTCTAGTTAGCGCCACCCGATCTGCTTGGAAATGTCGCCGGGGAGGTACCCCAGCTGGTCGTCTTCTGCCAGTACGATTGCAAACGGCTCTCCGTCTTCCTCGTCCTCGAGGACGTGCGCAGTGCAGTCGATCGAGTACAGGAAGGGGTAGTTGGGTTGGTGTGCGAAGAACACCGGCAGACTGTCCGGATGCCCTTCTAGCTCCGACACCAGTTCGCGAAGCTCGCCGAGGGTCAGTCCACCTTCACCGCGCCTCAGTTCTTCCTTCATGTCTTCGGCTCTCATGATTGCTGTCTCCTTAGTTTTAGAAAGCGCCGAGTTCCTCGGCAAAGTAGCAGGCGATGTCGTCTTCGAACTCTTCGTAGAAGTCGTCCTTGTCTTCCGCTTCCGCGTAGTCGTCCGAGTATTCTTCGCGGGTCTTTTCGCGTGCAGCCGTGTACGCCCCTTTTAGGTCTTTACGCGCCTCCTTCGGCGAAGCCTCTAGCACTGCGCCGAGGGCTCCTATTGCATCGTGCCATTCGACCGCTTGACGAGCTACTGTCTCGATCTTTTCGGCGGTGTAAAGGCCCTTCAGTGCCTCGCGCAGTTTCGGCAGGAGCACTTCGTCGAACGTCCTGAGGTCTGCAGCCGTTTGAAGAGCAGCTCGCTGGCGTTTGCAGAAGGCCTCGAAGTCGCTCTCCATGCGCTCCCGCCACGTAGCCTCGAACGTCTCGACTGAGGGGACGATCCACGCCATGTGGGAATAGTTGTTCTCGCCGTAGTAGTTGCGGACGTCTACGCTCCCGTCGGCCCGCTTACCGAAGACGTTTACGACGAACGTCTCACTCCGTTTGAAGACGTCTCCCGTTTCGGGGTTGGTCTTCTCGAACGTCAGATTGATCGTGTTTGTTTTCATTGCTATCTCCGTCATGAGTTGTTACTCGTCGAAAGTAGGAGGGCGGCGCACTCGTTCGTCACCAGACCGAACAATGCACCACCCCCAAAACGCTAGACAGCCCCACAGCACTCCTAGCAAGAACGCGGTGAGGAGGGACATGCTAGTCCTTCCACACCATCCACAGCAACGTTATCGCGGCGCCGACACTGCACAGCACTGCGGCCGCGTCGCTCAGGCTTAGTTGAACCCACCAGGTAAGCATCTTCTGCTCCTTGTTTAGAAGGCGAAGCCCGCGTGCCTAGTGACCGACACGCGGGCTTCTCAGCACCCGCACGACAGTAGGTGAGTTGGGTTACAGCGGAGCCGCTTCCGCGACCGGGGTGGCCTTCGCCTTCGGCTTGGACGGCGCGACCTTCTTCACCACGGCCTTCTTCGCCGGGGCGGCCTTCTTCGCCGGGGCGGCCTTCGCCTTCTTCGCCGGGGCGGCCTTCGCCTTCTTCGCCGGGGCGGCCTTCGCTTTCTTCGCCGGGGCGGCCTTCTTCGCCGTGGGCTTGGACGGCCCCACTTTGAAGATCTGGTACCAGCACGCTGCCGTCGACTCGGCCGTGCCGAGTTTCATGAACTTCTTCAGCACGTCCTGGCGCTCGGCCTTCGGGTTGTCGTCGAACAGCTTGTGGGCTTTCTCGACGAGGGTTCCTTTGCGGTGGCCTTTGTAGCCGGCATCGGAGGTGGTGGTTTGTTTCGCAGCCATGGTGAATCTCCTTTTCGGTTGGTTGGGTGCTGCACGTCGCAGCGTATAAGGGACTGCCTGGTAGGGCAATCCCTTAGGTCGATGCGTGGTGCTACTCGATGACCGCAGGCCGCTTCCTGGCCTTGCGCCCTTTTGGTCTGGTGTGCGGGGCAGGCAAGCACCGGTCGAACTTGCCCTCCGTCAGCCAGTTGAAGCCGGCTTGCGTGAGGAAGTGGTGCCCGTGGTCGGTGACACCGATCAGTCCCTCACGCTTCAGCTGCCACAGCATTGTGAGGATGCTGTCGCGCTTGAAGTCCGGCTTGAGACAGTCGGCTACCACCGCCTCGTGGGTGCATTGGCCGGGATGCGTGGCGACGCTCTCCAGCACAGCCGCCCGGTGATCCGTTGCCCAGCGACGCGGTCTAGACATTGCTGGTCTCCCGGCAGACGTCGTCGTCGCTGAAGCCCCCTTCTTCTCGCAGGCGGCGCTGTTTCACTGCCTGGTCGGCCACGCTGGCCGCATCTATTGCCGAAGGCAGGCGGCCGGCGTCGGATCCCTGCGTCTGCATTGCGGTGCAGAATGTAATGCTCCAGAACTTCATCTCACGTTCGTTTTTGAATCTCATGACTGCTCCTTTTTGGTAAAGTCCACACCCTGCTGGATCGCCTGGGACCGGATTGCGTCGGCGATGTACTTCAACATCGTCGTCTCTTCTGGCAGGTGCCAGGAGTACGACGTTGCCCACCGCACCGCCTTGTATAGAAGCTTGGCGTTGCGAGGGGCGAGAAACAGCTCCACTTTGATTTGCGTGTCCGACATGGCTTTCTCCTACTTGAACCGCAGTTGGTGACACACAGCACGGCCTCCGCTGTCCGACCCCTGGAGACGCCCCATGTCGTCGACGCGCGCCTTGTCGTCGCCGATGATGACGTAGACGTCAGCGCTGGTGCCGATCACCGGAGGCTTGCCGCTGTTGCGCTTCCACTCGGCCTTTGCCTCTTCGATCGTCTTGCCACGCCCCCAATAGTGTGACCCGACGCACAGGTAGCAGAACAGGGACGTTTGGATCTGGTCGTTCTTCTTGCCTTTGGACATGTCTGTCTCCTATGCTTTGCGGAGGAGCTGGCCGGCTTCGATGCTTGCGCCGTAGTTCCCCATGTCGTAGTTGGCCATCACAAACTCACGCAGGTCGAGGGCCCCATCGAAATGCGTTTTGAAGCCGCCCAGCGGGATGACGCCTGCCACCATGCGGCTGTGATCGTGGAACAGCACGCGGCGAAGTTCGCCGTCGAACTTGGCTGTCACCACTTGCCCTTCTGCGGTGTAGCGCCTGCCGGTGTTGAACTGGATGGCAAGCACTGTGGGGCTTGCCTCGAGGATGGCGATGTGTACGTCAAGCATGTTTCTCTCCTCAGCAGTAGTAGGGACGTTGCGTGGGGTAGTCGCACCCGGGGTGGCGCTCGAGGCGCACTCGCAGCGCGCCTTCGCACAGCACGCTACCGATGTCTCCGTAGGACCCCCTTTCTTTGTTGCGCGCGCTGGCGATGCGCTGCCACTTCTCGAGTGCCTCGGCCGCGTTGTCGGGGCTGAAGAACGTGCCCAGGCACTCCTGGAACACGCCGTAGTCGTACCACCAGCCCCCTTCTTCGGGGCCACCGTACGCCCTGTTGGTCATGTAGACGTTCAGGAACAGCATCGGCTTCTTGTTTTTCTCCAGCCACTGTTGCTCCTGCTTCGCTTGCCACGCTTCCGCGCGCGCCACCAGCATGTGGTACATCATGCGAGCTTCTTCGAAGTTGTAGATGCCGTACTTCCTCGCGATCGCCTGCCGGCGTTTGCGGAAGGAGTAGGAGACAGCCTCGTATGCGTCGCTGCCATAGTGCTCGGTCATCGGGTCGTGGAAGGCGTCCTCCTCGTCCTCGTAGGACTTGTCGATCGCGTCCATGTACGCCCTCAGCCGCAGGATCTTGCGGCGCTCCTTCTTGTTGAGGGGGCGCACCACTCCGTCGTAGAACTCGTCGAATCGTTTCATCGTCATCTCCATCACAGTTTGGTAGGTTGCTGGACAAACTCAACGACGCCGAAGTACTCCCGGCGAACGGCTGTGCCGTTTTGGTACACGTCAGTCATTTCGCCGTCGATGACGTGGACCTCTCCCAGCCTGTTCGACGACAACGAAACTGCTACCAGGAGTGCGTCCGCACAGTTGTTGGTTGTGCATTCGCACCGCTTCGTTTGGTTGTCGGCGTAGTAGGCGACAATTCGTTGCTTGCTCATCTTCACTCTCCTTTGGGGTTGTCGGCTTTGGCGCGTTCGATTGCCTCTTTCCACACGACCCCGCTGGCGCCGTCCCACTCACCAACGTGGAAGGCGCAGCAGATGTCCTTGTCCCCTTCGAACTTCACATCCGGCTTCACTGCCTTGCAGGCGCGCTTCCAGCCGGCGTAGGTCTCGTAGGTCTTGTCGATTGCCATTTTCATCTCCATCACAGTTATGGGAATGGTGCTTGCGCACCGATCTGCGGGCCAGTAGTAAGTGTTGGTCTGCAGATCGCTGCGCAAATGTGCAGCGTAGAAACCGCTCAGGTATGCTAGTGCGCTTGGTGTCCCGTCTTCCTGCCTCTGGCCGTTCCTTGCGAAGCCAGCTCTGCTTACAGGCGTCAAAAACCCCACCGCTTGGTAGAGGCCCCCAGTGCGCTGTTGTTTGCGCGACAGTAGAGCCGTCACCCTGTACGGGTCTGGTTGTACGGCACAACGTTGCCTTGAGGGAGCCTGATCGGCGTAAGTGGCGTGACGTTGTGCGCGTCGCTGGGTTGCTGATCCCAGCCCTGAGGCGTGCTGTTGTGCAGTGTGCCAATCTCGCGCAGTCGGTTACACAAGGACGAAAGCGCGAGCACATACACGACGGCCTACCCGTCAGTTGCGGCCTGCTGCACCTGTATGCCATCGGTCACCGTAGTGGCCAGCGCAGTGTGCAGAGGTTGTCGGGTTGCTCTAGCTGGTGTGCGGGGGACCTTTGATCTCCGGGGGCTCTTGACCTCGGCCTATTCCCCCGGCGCCGCTGCAAACCTTAATCAGCACACTCAGCTAGCACTACACAACACAACAACAGCCCAAATTGTAGCAAAGGGGCGGGAATGGCGTGCAAACGGAAAAAAGGCACTGTAAACCAGTGTTTTTAGGGTGGTTTTTACCACCTATGCCCGTGGGGAAACCGTTGACCAACACTAACAATGCCTCTAGCGTGCTCAACGTCTATGCAAACAGCATACCAGTAGGAGGTGCCTCAATGTCACGACCCAACCTCAAGAAGAAGACCAGGCCGAAGGTGAACTGGCCAGGCAACAGACTGCCGTTGGGCTTTCGCTTCAACTCCGCGCGAGGCGACAAGCACACGCCAACAGACTTCCTTCGTTACCAAGTCACGGTGATGGCCGCCATTGGCATCCGCCGAGACACGATGTGCAGCATCCTCGGCATCTCCGAGCCGACGCTGGACAAGTACTACCGCAAGGAGTATGAAGCCGGCAAAGACCAGGCCAATGCTCTCGTCGCCTCGAGGCTGTGGGAGACCGCAGTCTTCGGCCTCGGCAAGGAACACGTCACCGCAGCCATCTTTTGGTTAAAGACACAGGCTCGGTGGAAGGAAACTGTCGCCAACGAACTGAGTGGCCCCAATGGCACGCCCATCCCTATCGAAGAAACCAACCGGCTTACCGACGAAGAAAGAGCTAATCGCCTTCTTCAAATCCTTAACGCCGCAGCAGCTGGCGGACCTGGACAAGCTGATCCTGTCCGATCGACGCGTCTGGCTTCCAAATCCAGGTCCTCAGACTAAGGGCTACTACTCCTCGGCCGACCAGCTCTTCTACGGCGGCCAGGCAGGAGGCGGCAAGACCGATCTGCTGCTGGGTCTATCCGCAACGCAGCACCACGAGAGCATCATCTTCAGGCGGGAGTACCCGCAACTGCGCGGTATCGAACGTCGTCTCAAGACACTCTTCGTCCCCCACCATGCGGATTACAACAAGGTGGACAAGGTGGTGGAGTTCAAGGATGGCCGCATCCTAGAGCTCGGTGCCGTACAGCACTTCGACGATCGCGAGAAGTACCAGGGTCGCCCCCACGACCTCAAGGCGTTCGACGAGATCACCCACTTTCTCGAACTCCAGTACAGGTACCTCATTGGCTGGAACCGCACGACACGCTATGGCCAGCGCACGCGAGTAGTCTGCGCAGGCAACCCACCAACGTCAGCAGATGGCCGGTGGGTGATCCAGTACTGGGCGCCCTGGATCGACGACAAGTACCCGAATCCGAAGGAGCCAGGAGAGCTCGCGTGGTTCGTGACCGATGACGAGGGACGCGACACCGAAGTGGAAGGTCCAGGAGAGTACACGTTCAAAGGTGAGACGTACGAAGCCCACAGTCGCACGTTCCTCCCCTCCAGCATCGACGACAACCCCTACCTCAACGCAGCCTACAAGGCAACACTGTCCTCGCTCCCAGAGCCCCTTCGGTCACAACTGCTGAAAGGCGACTTCAGAGCAGGCATCGAGGATGCGGAGTACCAGCTGATCCCCACCGATTGGGTACGCCAAGCACAGCGGCGTTGGAGAGAGCGCAAAGAGCCCACTCACCTGCCTGTGCAACAGCTTGGCGTGGACGTGGCCAGAGGTGGTCGAGACAACACGGTGCTGACCAAACGCAAAGGCAACTACTTTCTGCCCCAAGAAGTACACAAGGGCGTGACGACCAAAGATGGTCAGGCGGTGGCCACTCTGGCTCTCAAAGGCTCGACCATTGGTAAGACCATCGTCGTAATCGACGCGACAGGCGTAGGCAGCAGCCCACTGGACTTCCTTCGCGAGAACAATGTGCGCGTCATCGCCTACGTGGCCGCACAAGGCACCGACGCACTAGACAAGACCAACAACTTCGGATTCGCCAACCTCCGATCGGAAAGCTACTGGCGTCTGCGTGAGGCTCTCGATCCCACTTCCGGTGAGGATTTGGCAATCCCAGACGAGCCACAACTGCTGGCCGACTTAACGGCACCCACCTTCAAGCTGTCGTCTCGAGGCGTGCAGGTGGAGAGCAAGGACGACATCAAGAAGCGCATCGGCCGATCCACTGACTTCGGAGACTCGCTGGTCTATGCACACTGCAACCCCAACATTCCAGGCCAGGGGGTGTGGGACTTCTTTCAGCAACAGGTGGAAGTGCAGAGCATCCGAGAAGCACTGGCCGCAACCAACCCCGACCCTAACGACAAGGCAGGAGTATTCAGACGATGAGCGCATCCGAACTTCTCCCTCAACTGCTGGCCGCTCGCAAAGCCGACGAGGAGGCCAAAGCACTGCACAATGATTCCCTGGTGGATTTGATCACGCAGTACCGATCGGCACTGGCGCTCGAAAAGGGCTGGGTTGCGCACGCTTGCCCGAGACGCCATGAGGCACCATATGGCCAGAATGGTCTCGAGACCAACTCTACGCCGGATTGGTGGGAGACCGACAGCTGGACAGGAAACAACTATGGCCACCTGTCAGAGCACATGGCCAGCAACTCCTGGCCAATCAATGCAAAGGAGCCTCGTACCTGTTCCTACTGCGGCAGCGTGCATCCGGAGGATGCTTTCGCGCTCATCGAGTCTGGCCAGTGGCTGGTCGATCCCACCGACAAGAACTACAAGCTCTACCTGTCGTTGCTGGCACGCGAGATCTCCCCAGTCCCTTTGGTGAAGCTCTACTTCCAGCACTTCAGCGATTCCGACTGCGACCGATTCATCAAGCTCTACAACACCAGAGCGATGAAGCTCGGGTACCCTGGCCATTTCTACGTCAGGCCGTTCTTTGTTCAAGCGGTGTTCCCAACCGCTGGCCACGGCTAACCATTTACACGCATCGTGGCCTTGTCGCACACTAAGGCCAGATTGCGTGCGTGGCTCTCAACACAGGAGGTGGGGAATGCGGAAGGCAGTAGTACTGGCAGCGGTAACGTTGATCGCCGCCTGCTCTGCTCACAGTGTCCCTCGCCTTGTGTACGTTGAGGTTCTTCCAACTTCCGTGCCCTACTACATGACGCTGGAAGGTGCCGGCTGTGTGCCGCCGGTGTGCGTGGGAGAGGGCTGTTTTCTCAAACCACTGTTCTTCAACATCTAAGGAGCAGGCGATGAAAGGCATTGCGGTAGTCGACTTCAAGCACGGCAAGATGGCATTCGCCAAGAGCCAGATCTACGAGGTCCCGGACATCTACATGGGCTTCTTCGCCGGTGTGGGCTGGATGGCGCCCTACGGTGGCTCCGAGGCAGGCACGGCAGTGACGATGGAGATGCTCGGTGTCGACGCGCCGAAGGAGGCCGTGGTCGTGCCCGAAGGCGGCACCCTCCAGATCAACGACGCTGTCATTCCCGCCGAGAACTTCCACGCCGGGGTCGAAGCCGCCGCAGGCGGTGACATTCTCAAGGCAGTGGCCGATGCCGCTGCGCAACCGAAGGAGTAAGCAGACATGGCCAAGCGGATGGGTAGCGTCGTCTACGATGCGGCGCTGAACTACATCAAGAACAACTGCAACAAGATGACGGCCTGCTCGGCCGAGCCGACGACCTACGCGGAAGGCAACGCAACCTACGCGCTGGCCGACGCGGCGATGAGCAGCACCGATTTCACGGTGGCGGCGGGCGACGGCGGAGGCAGCTCTCGCAAGAACACGGTCGCGGCGAAGAACACCATCACGGTCGATGCCAACGGCACGGCCACGCACGTCGCCCTGCTGAACACCACCGGTTCGGAACTCCTGGCAGTCACCACGTGTACGTCCCAGGTGCTGACCGCCGGCAACACCGTGAACTTCCCTTCGTGGAAGATCGAAATCGCTTCCCCCACCTGATAGGAGACAACTGCAATGCGATCCTACCTCACCGCCACGCTGCTGGCTCTGGCAGCGCTCATGCTCGGCTTCGCTGCGCCTTCCATCGCGCAGACGCTCCCGAAGATCGTCTCGGACGCCTACAAGGTGGACGGTGCGGAGCCGGATGCATGTTCCTGCGGGGCACCGAATGCTCCGGCGCTGACGTGCTCGCTGCCGTCCGTGACCGGCGGCGTGCGGCCGACGTGCGACGTCAGTCCGATCATCGTGTCGGGAACGTACAACGTCACGATCACCGTCACGCGAAAGGAAAAGATCACGAACACTGCCGGGGGCGGGCAGCTCGTGCCGGCGAGCGAGGCGACCTCCGGCCCTTTCGCCTATACGCTGGTCGACGTTGCTTTGCCGCCCCCAACCGGCGCGAGGCTGACGACACAATAATCTGCGTGCTGACCTACTCGTTCTGATGGGACGCCGCGGTGCTGATCCATACGGAGTGCCTAAGAAGGGCACTTGCGATTGGCACCGCGGCGCTCCTTACGTGCAGTTCACCAAAGACGTCTTAGAAAGACCGGGTGTCATCATGTCCCTCACCATGTGCCACAGTTGCAAGCGTCTCGTCCGCACCAACGAGAAAAGCCACTGCCCCGTAACCAATACCAAGTCGCGCTGACATGCCCAAAACACTCACGCTCGGTGTGACGCCTGTTGCTGTAGGTCAGCAGCAGTTCGAAATCGACCAGCTGCCAAATAACAGCGACGGCGTGATCATCACCTTCGGTGTCTCGCAGTCGTGGATCGACGCCGAAGGGCCGCTGTTCAGCCTCGACCTTCTGATCGCGCTCGACGGCGTGAACTACCAGCAATGGATTCGCGTGGACTACGTTGGCGGTCAGCCGGTGGATCGTAGCGGACCGATTTCTGCGGTCAGGGTGGTCGGGAAGTGGCCCGGCGAGAATGACGGCGCAGGCGGAAGGCGCAAGCTGCGCGCGGCAAGCCTGCGGGCGGTGCTGACCGTGCATCAGGCGTTCTCGTTCCAAAGCGTAGACGCTAGGACGTTCTAGCGATGGCAATCGCCTATCGCTCCGATACTGGCGAAGGGAATGCGAACGGCGCGACGAACGTCGTGCTCTCGTTCGTCTCGACGCAGCCGCAAGCCGGCGATCTGATCGTCGGCGGTGGCTCGTGGTGGGAGAACAACGTCTCGTACTCGGTGTCTGTCACCGACAATCAAGGCAACAGCTATTCGATTGACCAGCAGCGTGGCACTTCCGACCACACCGGAACCTACGATGCGAGCGAAGGGGTTGCCTACGTTGCCAGCGCCGAGAACATTACCGCTAGCGGCACGGTCACGGTCACCTTCGACTCGCCGGCCGGCAGTTGCACGGGCTGCGTTGGCGCGGTGGCTTTCAGCGGAGCGAACAAAGGAGCGGCCTACAAGGACGTAGGAACCCACGCCTATACCGCTAGCGACACCGCATCCGTCACGATTGGCCCGACCGGCACGACAAGCGTCGCCAATGCGGTCGTCGCGACCGCTTTCACTTCTGGCGCGTCCGCCTCTTACACCGGCATTGCGCCGGACGGCACCTTTACTGCGCTCGCCACCGAACCGGACGGCAACACGCAGATGCCCGGCGGCTTCGGCTACAAGATCATCACTTCGACCGGCACGCAGTCCGCAACGTGGTCGTGGACCGGGAGTCTCAACACTTCGCACGTCGGCGTGATTCAGGCATACGCCGCCGCGACCATTTCGAGGACCGACGCACAGCACTCCATCGACGCAAGCAACCCGTTCGGAATCACGCCCGCCGAAAACGCCCTGATGGTCATGATTCAGGCGGATCGCAGCGGCGCCTCGCACACCACGCATGGCGTAAGTGACTCGGGCGGCGGCTGGACGAAGGCTTTTGGCGTTGATGTCGAGATAGGCGATACCTCGCACCGACGATCCTTCTCGGCTTGGTACAAGAAGGCGGGCGCAAGTCAGGACACGTCGGTTGGCTCTTCGACTGCGGTGGCCGCTCAGTACCTAGAGTTCGAAACGACCACGCCTAGCCCCACGTGGCCGCTGCTCGGCTCGGCCAACAACAACAACGGCGTCACCGAGAATGCCACCAGCATCGCGACCGGCACGGCCGCAAGCACGTCTGGAAATCAGCTAGTCATCCCGTTTTTCGGGTGCAGGAACATCGACAGCATCGCCTACACCACGGCCTTTACGTCGCGCAACATCGGCAACGTCTTTGAAGGCACGGAGGTGGACTTCAACTTCTACACCGCTTCCGGATGGGAGCAGACTGCCGATTCCGGCACCAAGGCGGCGACCGCCACGATCACCGGCACGACAGGCAACACCGGCCTGATCGCGGGCATTCTCGTGTTCGGGGAAACTGGCGGCGCGGTCGCCTACGCGCAGCACTCGTTCCGTGTCCGCAACGACGACGGCAGCGAGAGCGCGGCCTCGTGGAAAGCGGCACTCAACACCGACGATAGCGTCGCGCCCGGCAACAGATTTCGCCTGCGGTTCCTGATCGACAGGACAAACTGATGGCCTATCGCCTCGAGTACAACAAGAACAGCGGCGGATGGAACGCCGTCCCGCTGTCGAATGGCTTCAACGTCGCGCCGTCTGTCACATGGGGCGCGGTCGGCACCGGCTCTAGCGGCACGACCTCCTGCACGCCGTCCTATCCGACCGGCATCAGCGCCGCGACCTCGCGGCTCTACTGCGTGGTCACGGGCCGCGGCAACACCGCGAACACGGTGCCGACCATGCCGGCGGGCTGGACGCGCATCGGCGGCTTGGAGGGCGGCACCGGCACGTGGGGCGTGGACACCGGCACGCGGCGCGTCGATATCTTCAAGAAGGACACCGTAGCCGGGAACGAAACCGGCACGGTCACCGTCAGCCTTTCGGGCACGACGGCGAACACGCTGCGCGCGACCATCCACCGCGTCGAGATTCCTGCGGGGCACTCGATCGTGGAGGAACTCGGCACGGGCGCGGACACGACGAACGCGACCAGCTACTCGGCCACGTCGAGCACAAACATCGACTTCCTGGCGAACGATCTGCTGTTGATCGCGGTCGCGCAGAACATCGACACGGGCACGCAGTCGGCGCAGTCGATCACGGCGTCGAACGTGACCTTCGGCACGCGCACGAACCGGGCGAGCACGGCGGTCACGAACGGCAACGACCACCGGCATATCGTGGACTCGGTGCCGATCAGCAGCGTCAGCGGCACGCCGGATGTGGCGCCGACCTACGCCTACACGATCAGCGCCAGCGGCAGCGGCCCCACCGCTTTCCTGCGGCTGCGGAGTGTGGCGCCGAGCGAGCCGGAAATCTACGTCGCGCCATCCACGTACATCACGGCTGGCGGCGAGAACACCACGGCGCAACTGACCGCGCCTTCCGGCAAGAGCAGTTCGACGGACTTCGACGCCGGCCGGATTTGGGACGACGAGAACGACTCGGATACGGTCACGATCACGACCGACGACTACACCGAGTTGGAGTGGTGCTTGAAGTTCAGCAGCACCGCATCGGGCACTTTCCAGTTCCGCGTGACCGATGGCGGCGCGGCGCTCACGACCTACACGCAGACGCCGACGATCACAGCCGCTGCAGGTGTGACGTTGGCGATTGCAAACATGGCGGTGGCGGCGTCTCTCGACGCGTTGACACTTACGCAAGCGCATACGCTCGCTGGCGTAGGCGACATGGCCGTAGCCGTGTCCGAAGACAACCTAGTGCTGGTGCAACAGCATCAGCTGGCTGGCGTAGGTGACATCGCTGTTGCTGTGTCTGAAGAGACGCTGACGCTGGAGGTAGTGACGCAGCTGGCGCTGGCCGACGTAGCAGTCGCAGTGTCCGAGGACAACCTCACGCTCACGCAACAGCACACTCTCACGCTTGCCGGCATGAGCGCGGCTGTTGCTGAGGACAGCCTTGCTCTCGTTCAGCAACACCAACTGGCAGGGGTAGGCAACCTAGACACTGCTGTCTCCGAGGACAACCTCACGCTCACGCAACAGCACACCCTCACGTTGGAGAACGTAGCGGTAGCGGTTGCCGAAGACAATGTGGTGCTCTCTACCGAAGCTGCCCTAAGCATTGCGAGCATGGCTTCAGCGGTAGCGGAGGATGGCGTCACGCTAACGCAGGTTCACTTTCTGGCGACCGACAACGTAGCAGTCGCAGTGTCAGAAGACAACGTAGCCATCAACACTGAGGCAACGCTGGCCACTGCTGACATGGCCGTAGCAGTCGCAGAGGACAACCTGCTCCTCGTGCAGCAGCATTCCTTGTCCTTGCAGCCGATCGCTGTCGCAGTGACAGAAGACGCCCTTACGCTCGTCCAGCTTCACGTGCTAACCACTGCTGACATAGCTGTGGCCGTGTCCGAAGAGAACCTCACGCTTTCTACGGAAGCGTACTTGTCTCCGGCAGACATGAGCGTTGCAGTAGCAGCGGACAACGTAACGCTGACCCAGCAGCATGTTCTCGCAGGGGTAGGGAATCTCGACGTCGCAGTTGCTGAAGAAGGCTTGGTGCTGGTGCAGCAACATCAGCTGACCACGGCAGGCATGTCGGTAGCGGTCGCAGAGGACAACCTAACGCTGACCGCGTTTGTCTACTTGAACATGGCCGACATTGGCGTGCCTGTGCAGGCAGGCAACATCGACTTGGTGCAACAGCACAGTCTCACCGGCGTAGGCAACTTCGCAGTAGGGGCGACGTTCGAAAGTCTCACACTGGCAGTAGAAGCCACGTTGGTAACGGCCGACATAGCCGTGACTGTGTCCGAACAGAACTTAGTGCTGGTGCAGGTCCACGATCTCGAGCTCGGCAGTGTGGACGTGGTAGTGGGTGTGGATGCGGTGGTGCTGACGCAAGTCCACAACCTCACGCCGGCAGATGTGCTGATCGGTGTCGAAGCTGGCCACGTCGTCTTGTATCTAGGCCCTCCAATCCGAGACGTGCATACTGCGACCATCGTTCTGCCGCTGCGCCTTACCGGCGTGGTGGAGATGCGCACGTTGCAGGCAGGAGCGGTAGTGGTGAACGTGACACAGACTTCCGATCCAATTGTTCTTGTGAGGAACGAATGAGCGAGCAGATCAATGAGTTCGTGACGGGCGACACCGGTCGCGTAATCCAGCGGACGATTACCGACGAGGACAGCGTCCCCATCGACCTGTCCAGCGCGCAGTCGGTGAAGATTCGCTGGAAGCAGGGCACCGCCGCAGTGGTGGAGAAGGCGATGACTGTTGTGAATGGCCCCGCTGGCGTGGCCGAGTACGAACAGCAGGCGACCGACTTCGTGCCCGGAAAGATCTCGTTCGAGTTCGAGGTCATCACTGCCGCAGGAAAGAAGATCACCAGCCCCGATTTGGACGGTCCCTACGACGTCCGTCGGAAACTCTAGGGACTGAGACATGGCACGCGAGAAGCAAGGGACCAACGTTCCGAAGGCAACCATCGACCGGGTGACCGGCGCGATGTCTTACAACAAAGACGTCACGTACACCTACGGGGAGTGGATGGGGCCTCTGCGGCCACTCACGCCGATCGCTCCCGAAGCCGAAGGGCGGCAGTTCGATTACCCGGTCGGCTACAACCTCAATACCAAACCTCGCTACGGCGAGGAGGTGACGTTCGAAATGCTGCGGGCTCTGGCCGATGGCTATGACCTGCTCCGCCTTGTCATCGAGACGAGGAAGGATCAGATCGAGAGCTACAAGTGGCAGATCGTTCCGAAGGAAAAGGCCGCCAACGCGGTGAAGAAGAAGGCGCAGCAGGACAAGCGCAAGAAGCTCCTCCTGCAGCAACAGCAGCAACAGGCCACAGCCGTTACTCCGTCCCCTGGTCAGCCTTCGGCCCCCGACAAGCCGTTCCCCCCTTCGGCGAACTCGGCGGCATCGGAAAAAGAGGACCAGGCGTCGAAGCTAGCCGCTGCGCCGCTCGAAGAGGGCACGCCCTCTGCGAACCCTGCTGCGCCTTCACCTGTCGTTCCGCCCCCTGGCGCAAAGCCGCAGGGACTGGAAGAGCCCGAGACCGACCCCCTCGAGGATGCCTTCGGTGCGTCGATCGAAGCAGTAGAGGAGTTCTTCGACAGCCCCGACAAGGAGCACAACTGGTCTCAGTGGCTGCGCATGATCCTCGAAGACCTGTTCGTCCTCGACGCTGTGGTCATGTACCCGCGCGCGACCAAAGGTGGCGACCTATACTGCGTGGAGCTGGTCGACCCTTCCACGGTGAAGCGGGTGCTAGACGAGACCGGCCGCACGCCGCTGCCGCCGGAGACTGCATACCAGCAGATTCTCAAAGGGCTGCCTGCCGTCGACTACACTCGCGACGAGCTGCTGTACTGGATGCGAAACCCTCGCACCAATCGGGTGTATGGCTACGGTCCCGTGGAGCAGGTCATCATGACAGTGAACATTGCGCTTCGCCGTCAGATCCATCAGCTCCAGTTCTACACGGAAGGCAACGTGCCGGAAGCCCTCGCGCACGTACCGGAGAACTGGACTGCGGATCAGATCAAACAGTTCCAGCTTTGGTGGGACCAGTTGATGGAGGGCAACACGGCCGCACGCCGGCACATGAAGTTCATCCCCGGCATGGACGTCACCTTCACCAAGCAGGAGGCGTTGAAGGACATGTTCGACGAGTGGCTGGCGCGCATCGTGTGCTTTGCGTTCAGCATTTCGCCGACGCAGCTGGTAAAGGAGACCAACAGGGCAACAGCGGAGTCGGTGGCCGACACTGCAAAGAAGGAAGGCCTGATGCCGCTGCTCCGCTGGGTCAAGGGAGTGATGGACGCGATCATCAGCCGCGTGCTGGGGTACAAGGATCTCGAGTTCGTGTGGGACATGGACGAAGAGATCGAACCCAAGTCGAAGGCCGAGATCCACAAGATCTACCTCGACGCAGGCATCCTCGACGAGAACGAGGTGCGCGAGGACATTGGCAAGGACCCGTGGAGCGACGAGGAGATCGCCGCGCGGCAGCAGAAGAAGATGCAGGCCGCACAGCAAGCAATGGCGGCCTCGCCCTTCGGGGCCCCGAAACCCCCAGGCGCTGCGGGGGGAAGCGACGACAGTCAGAAGAAGCCCTCGCAGCGGTTCGGCCAGCCCCCAGCTACTAGCACCCCAACCCCGTCCCCGAAACGCGAGGAAGACCCCCAAGCGCAAGGGAGCGGAGCATGAGCAGCACCAAGCTAGCAGCGCTTCTGCGTCCGCTAGCAAAGGCTGGCGGGGAGAACTACTGCAAGGACCCGGAGACCGGTCACTTCTGTGGAAGCGGTGACGGAGGTAGCGGCGGAGGCAAGGCAAAGGTGCGTGCCTCCGGCAAGTCTACGAAGGCTTATGCGTCGGTGACCAAAGGCGACCTGTTCAAGGACGACTTTTGGAACGACCTCAATAAGTCACAAGGATGGTACGACAAGGAGGCAGACAAAAACCCCTACAGCAAGGGGGCCGACAAGGCGCACGTCGCCAATACCCTCTCCTCCCAGTTGCAAAACAACAAGGCGTGGCAGGAGGCCAAATCGGCGATGGAACGTCACGGCTTCAAGCCTCTCCACGGGTCTATGGAATCGACTGTGGTGCATACGTGGGCGCGCACAAGCGGCGACAACGACAAGCTATCGGTTGCCTTGCAAGCGGCTGCGCGCGAGGAGTTCGGCCTGCGCACAGCAACCCACGACCACTTCATGTCCGATGACAAGCTGAAGCAAGCCTGGGGCAGCGACTACCCGAAGATCGTCAAGGGGCTGCGAGCGTTCTCCCGTCAGGTCTACGAGAACACGCAGAAGGAGCTGGCCAGCAAAGGCATTAAGGAGGTCGCAGTCGTGCGTGGCTTCGCCATCAACGAGCACCACCTAAAGTCTGATCGTGCTGTTGTGGCCCAAGACCGGCCGGTGCTGTCGGTCTCAAAGATGAAGTGGTCCCCGCTGAGCAGCTTCACCGTCAGTGAATACACAGCGACGGAGTTCCTCACTTCCGGCTCGCAGAAGAAGGGCGAGTACATGGCTCTTGCCTTCGAGCGGGTAGCGGCCAAAGACGTGTTCAGCTACTTCCGCACGGGGCCGGGGTGCAAAGACGAAGGCGAAGTGGTGGTGCTTGGCCATACGAGGAAGACCGCTGTCCTTACAATGAAAAACAAGCCGATGGCATTCTCCCACGCCAAAGAGCTGTTTCATAAGAAGAAGGTCAGTTCCAAAGAGAAGCCTACCAAGGTCGATCTTACCGCACTGCTGACCAAAGCTGAGGAGGAGGACGAGGACTTGCCCGAACTGTCGGTGACGCTTTCTCCGGACGAGAATTTGGACAACGCCGACTGGCTCAAGACCACGTGGGACATGCCTCCGTACAAGTCTCCGGAGTTCATGGACCTGTTGCGCCCTCGCACGCTTGCGCAGTTCCGCACGCTGCCTGTCTACAAGCACGCGGTTAGAAAGGGGCTGATCAAGAATGACAAGTGGGTAGGTGAGGAGAAGAAGGCTAGCAAGCTCTTCGGCGGCTACGGTCTTCGGCCAGCTTGCCCGATCTGCGCACTAGCCAAAGCCAGCAAGAAGCGCAGCCCGACAGGCCTTGCTGGAACTGGTCTCAGGGCTTACGTTACGACCAACGAGGCAGCGACCGCGGCAGCGCTGGCCAAGGTGATGCGGAAGTACGCCGCAAAGTTTTCGAAGAAGGTAGCACTGATGCTCGGCCTGACAAAGGCGTCGAAGAAGAAGCCAACCGTCGACTCCATCCTGAAGCAACTGGATGTCGACGGCTTCGCGACGGCTGTTGTCGATGCGCTGACCCCGGACATGGTCGAGGCCTTCAAAGTTGCGGGCGTGCGCGCTTTCCAAAGCGTAGGCATGCAGGAGGACATGGAGGCTGCACTCTCGCAGCTGGACGAGGCTGCGCTGAACTGGGCAACGGAGCGTGGGGCTGAGCTCGTCGGTCGCCAGCTCAGCGACGACGGCACGGAGCTGATCGAGAACCCCGACGCCAAATGGAGCATCACCGAAACTACCCGTGACGCTCTCCGCAGCAAGATCTCCGAAGCCGTTGAGTCCGGGTGGGGTGCGCAAGACTTGGCGCGTGAGATCGAGGACTCCTTCGCATTCAGCGAAGGGCGTGCTTCGATGATCGCACGCACGGAGTTGGCCTTTGCGCACACCAGCGGCAACGTGGAAGGCTGGCGAGAGTCAGGAGTGGTGGTTGGCAAGCAGGCGATCATGGCCGACACTCACCCCGAAATCGACGTGTGTGATGACAACGCAGAGGCGGGGCCGATCCCGCTGGAGGAGAACTTCCCCTCCGGTGACTACGCTCCGCCGTTCCACCCCAACTGCCTTTGCGACCTTGTCCCGGTACTCGAAGGCGAGATGTGACTTTTCAACCTCTGGAGGAATGCAGATGAACGGGCTGTTCGCACAGATCACGAAGGTCGACGAGGAGAAGCGCCTCGTCTACGGCCGCGCAGTGCAGGAGACTCCCGACCGCTCGGACGAGATCTTCGACTACGAAAGCTCCAAGCCATACTTCAAGACGTGGAGCGACGAGGTCAAGGCCGACACCAACGGCAAGTCCCTCGGCAACGTGCGCTCCATGCACAGCAACGTCGCCGCCGGCAAGGTGATCGACATGCAGTTCAACGACGACGAGAAGGCCATCGACATCGCAGCCAAGATCGTCGACGACAACGAGTGGCAGAAGGTGCTCGAGGGTGTCCACACCGGATTCAGCATCGGCGGCGTCTACGTCGGCGAGAAGAAGACGGAGAAGATCGACAACGGCAAGGAGGTGAAGCGCTACACCGCAAAGCCCAACGAAATCTCCCTCGTGGACCGCCCGTGCATTCCGACCGCGAAGTTCTTCGACATCCAGAAGGCGGATGGCTCCGTGACGCAGGTGGAGTTCAAGCACCAGCCGGAGAGTTCCAACCCCTCGGCCTCCGAGAGCTCCTCCGAATCCGAGAAGGCCGTGGAGAAAGCCGAGGAAGCTTCCTCGACCGACTCCTCGAACCAGTCCTCGGAGGCCTCGAGCGAGTCTTCCTCGGAATCGAAAGAGTACCAGGTCGCCGGGTCCGACGAGGACGTGGCAAAGCTGGCGGAGCTGATGGACACGGCCAAACTGTCCGTCGGTGACGTCATCGGCATGGTCAACAAGTGCTGCGAGCAGGCGAAGGCCGAGACCGAGCCGTCGACGCTGGTGGTGCTCGGCAAGGGTATGTACCAGGTGCGCGAGATGGCCACCCTGATCGACTCGATGTCGTTCCTTGCCCGCGTGTGCGCGGCCGAGGAAGCGGCCGAGAAGGACAGGGCCAGCGTGATGCCGGCGCGGATGCGCGAGCTGCTGAAGAACATGACTGACGTACTGGTCGAGCTCGTGCGCGAGGAAACGATGGAGCTCAACAACGAGCAGCTGGCGATGGCGGACAAGCCCGGCGAGCTCATGAAGCTCTACCTCGAAAAGGTCGGCCGCCGGAACAAGGCAGAAGACCTCGCACGCATCCGTCGCGTGCGCGACCTCGCCAAGCAACTCCTCGACACGGCCGAAGAGCTCGGCGCTTCGGAAGGCGACGAGGAGTCGAAGAAGGAGGCCGAGAAGCTTGCGAAGGCCGTCGACAGCGGTGAGCTGGCGAAGGTCACGCAGTCCCTGGACGGTGCCCTCAAGAAGATCGACGAGGTGCTGTCCGAGAACAAGACGCTGAAGGCGCGCGTCGAGAAGCTGGAAGCTCAGCCGGCGTACCCGAAGGCGACTCTCAAGGCGGTGCCCGTCAGCAAGTCCGACGACACCAATTCCCTCAACCCCGGTGCTCGCATCGACCCCGTCGTGAAGAACGGCGAGGTGCAGGATGCGGCGACCGAGATCAAGAAGCTTCACCAACAGGGCGGGGCTGCGCTCAACCTGAGCCCCCTGCGTTGATCAACCCCTTCAACCCACACTGCACACTCATAGGAGAAAGCAGATGAACCAGCAGCAACAGGCAGCACTGGCGCAGGAGACCCTGGCGCTCATGAAGCAGGCGCAAGCCACTCCGTCTTCGGATCTGGCCAAGGCGTTCACGCAGTCCGGCTCGGCGACGACCGGCATCACGGCGTACGACCTCGAGGCGCCGTCCAAGAAGCTCTATCCGGTCATTACCCCGCTCCGCAACCGCATCCCGCGCGTCAGCGGCCGCGGCGGCATCCAGGCAAACTGGAAGGCCGTGACGGGCATCAACATCAACAACATGTCCGCCGGCGTCAGCGAAGGCAACCGCGGCGGCGTGGTGGCGACCTCCACCGCAGACTACAACGCCGTCTACCGCGGCCTGGGTCTCGAGGACTACGTCACGCTCGAGGCGGAGTACGCTTCCCAGGGCTACGAGGACGTGAAAGCGCTGGCAGTCGAAGGCCTGCTCCGTTCGCTGATGATCCAGGAAGAGCGTATCGTCCTCGGCGGCAACGGCGGCGCGGTGGCGCTCGGTACGACCCCGACCCCGTCGGCGTCGGCTGCCACCTCCGGCGGCGGGCTGGCGGATGCGACCTGGCGTGTCATCTGCGTGGCGCTCACCCTCGAAGGCTACCTGAACTCGAGCGTGTCGGCGACCGGCGTGCCGGGCAGGATCTCGCGTACCAACTCCGACAGCTCCACGGATGCCTTCGGTGGCGGTTCGGCGAAGCAGAGCGCAGCGGCCACCGCAACGGTGACCGGCGGCGGCGGTGCGGGCTCGGTGTCGGCTTCGGTGGCGGCGGTCAACGGCGCGTTCGCATACGCCTGGTACCTGGGCTCGTCGGCCGGCACGGAACGCCTGCACAGCATCACGACCATCAACAGCATCAAGTTCGTGGCGGCCGCCGGCGGCTCCAACCAGCTGGCAAGCGACCTGGCAACGGCGCAGACGGGGGCGGGCGGTTCCGACCAGTCGCAGAACGCGCTGGTCTTCGACGGCCTGCTGTACCAGATCTGCAAGTCGGGTTCCAACTCGTACATCAAGACGATGGCCACCGGTACCGCCGGCACGGGCACCCCGCTCACCGCGGACACCTACGGTGGCATCGTCGAGATCGACGATGCGCTGAAGTACTTCTGGGACACCTGGCGCCTGTCGCCGACCGACATCTACGTGTCGTCGCAGGAGCTCCAGAACATCACCAAGAAGGTGCTGCAGGGCGGAGCCAACGCTGCCCAGCGCTTCAACTTCACGGTGAACCAGGACATGATCGGGGGCGGCGTGATGGTCACGTCGTACCTGAACAAGTTCGGGATGATGGGGCCGACGGAGATTCCCTTCCGTCTGCACCCCAACCTTCCCCCGGGCACGATCATGTTCTACTGCGACAAGCCGCCCTACCCGATCTCGAACATCCAGAACGTCGTGCAAATCAAGACGCGTCGGGAGTACTACCAGATCGAGTGGCCGATGCGCACCAGGAAGTACGAGTACGGCGTCTACGCGGACGAGGTGCTGCAGAACTACTTCCCGCCGTCCTTCGGCATCATCACCAACATCGCCAACGGCTAGCAGCGCGGGGCGGTAACTGAGGTTGCCGCCATTGGGGGTCGGAGAAATCCGACCCCGCTTTTTCCTCAATCCGAAAAGGAGAACGGAAGTGAAAGTGAAAATGCAGGCACCCGAAGGTCTGTGCAGCGTCTCGATCGAGGGCGTGGAAGTCGAACTCGACGAGGACGGCTGCGTGGAAGCGCAGGGCACCCACATCGACACGCTGAAGGCCCACGGCTTCGTCGAAGCCCCCAAGCCAAAGGCGAAGGCAGTCGACGAGGAAGACGAGAGCGAAGAAAGGACCTCGCGCCCCAGACCGGCGAAGAAGGTCAAACAGTAGCAATCCGCGAAGGAGATTAGGCTATGACTGCGTTCGCAACAGTCGATCAGGTCAAAGAGTACCTCGACTTCAAGACATCCGGCACGGAAGAAGACGGGCTGCTCGAAAGACTGTGCGACGCAGCCACGGCCGCCATGCAGTCCTATATGTCGCGCACAATCTCGTCGGCCGCAGTGCAAGACAAGTTCAGCGGGCACGGTTCGTCGATGCGCGTCACCTCGCATTATCCGATTGTCAGCGTGCAGTCAGTCTCGGTGGACGGCGTGGCGTACTCAGCATCCAACGGCAAGACGACTGGCTTCGTGTACGACGAGTTCGCCGTGTACTTGATCGGTGCTTCTTTCGGCCGTGGCGTGCTCAACTGTGTCGTCGGCTACACCGCCGGGTACGTTGCAGTCCCCGCAGACCTTGTGCAAGCGTGCGCTCGCTGGGCTGCGCACTTCTACAGGGAGCGGAGCCGCATTGGTGAGAACAGCAAGAACATCCAGGGCATGGTCGTGTCCTTCGATGTGAAAGAGATCCCCCCGCAGGTGAAGTCGGTGCTGGACTCTTACCGTAAGCGGGTGCCGGCGTGATCAAAGCCTACGTCATCGGCGACAAGGAAACGATCGCCCGCATCAAGTCTGCCCCGCCAAAGCTCGTCGATCGGCTGCGGAAGGCCGTTTCGATGCTCACTATCAAGCTCCAGCGGAAGGTGAAACAGGACAAGCTCTCCGGCCAAGTCCTGCACGTTCGCACTGGTACGCTACGCCGCAGCATCAACCAAAAGGTGGATTCAAAGGGCGGCAGGATCATCGGCACCGTCGGGACCAACGTCCACTACGCCGCCGTCCACGAGTTCGGTTTCAAAGGCACGGAGTTGGTGAAAGCTCACGTGCGGCGTGTGAAGTCCCGAGACTCCTTCCGCGGCAAGCGAAAGGTTGCTATGGGTGTTGCGTTCGTTTCCGCGCATACGCGGAAGATGGACATGCCCGAGCGCAGCTTCTTGCGCTCGTCGCTGCGGGACATGCAAGAAGACATCCGCAGTACGTTGCAGGCTGCGGTCAATAAGGTCATGAAGACGGTGAACAAGTCATGAGCCCGCTGGAGACGATCTACACCTCCCTGTTCGATCTGCTGCGCACTGCGCCCGGATTGCGCACTGCCTCGAGGCGGCTGCGACACTGGGACGACGTTCCGTCTCAGGAACAGCCAGCGCTATTTCTCGCACAGGGCAACATCAACGCCGAGTTCGAGACCGGACTGCCTACGGTCTGGACTTGCCGTGCTGACGTATTCATCTACGTGAAGACCGGTGGGGACTTGCACTCCACTCCGGCCTCTGTGTTCAACCCGATTCTGGACAGCATCATCAGCAAGCTCCTGCCACCTCCGCACTTGGGTGAGCAGACCTTAGGTGGGCTGGTTCACCGGTGCCGCATCGAAGGCGAAATCGAAACCGACGAGGGCACGCTGGGAGACCAGGCCGTTGTGATCATTCCCGTAACCATGTTCGTTCCTCAGTAGGAGGCATTCCATGTACGTATTCGGTGCAGGCAACTTGTGGGCAGTCCCGCTCACGGATTCCCTAGGCAGCGCGATCTCCAACCCCACGCCGGTCAAGTTCGGCACGATGCAGGAAGTGTCCCTCGACATTTCCTTCGACGTGAAAGAGCTGCACGGCCAACTCCAGTTCCCGGTCGCCATCGGCCGCGGCAAAGGCAAGCTGGGCGGCAAGGCCAAGCTGGCCAACATCAGCGGCGCGCTGATGAATGCACTGCTCTTCGGTCAGACCCTCTCGGCAGGCCGCGAGTCGGTGTACATCGACACCGTCGGTGCTGCCATCCCCACCACGCCGTTCCAGATCACGACGGTCCCGCCCTCCAGCGGCACGTTCGCCGCAGACCTCGGCGTGCGTGACAGCACCGGCAAGGTCTACACCCGCGTGGCATCGGCGCCCGCCACCGGCCAGTATTCGGTGTCGGCAGGTGGCGTGTACACGTTCGCAGCGGCGGACACGACCAAGACGGTCTACATCGACTACCGCTACACCGCGACGTCGACCTCGGAGGTGAAGTCCACGGTGACCAACCAGCCGCTGGGCTACATCCCCACGTTCAGCATGGATCTCTACATGCCTTACAACGGCAAGTACTTCTACGTGCGCCTGCCGTCGTGCGTGTCGACCAAGCTGGGCATGGCGACCAAGCTGGACGACTTCGCGGTGCCGGAGTTCGACTTCTCCGCTTTCGCGGACGCTGGCGGCAACGTGATGACGTACGGGGTCACGGACTCCTACTAACCAGGGGTCGCGCGCTGCAATCTAGGGGCCTTGCAGCGCGCGCCCTTGTGCTGTGCGTACTAGGGCCCCAAAGGAGAGTTCAAAATGCTGCTAGAGCCAAAGGAGACGCTCGTCGATGGCGTCTCTGTTCGCCTCGGGGACCAGGATATCACTGTCCCTCCGATGAACCTCAAGGCCCTCAAGAAAGCGACGCCGCTGCTGGCCAAGCTGAGGGAGTTCGACGCAACCAAGAACGACGTGCCTCCGTCCGACGTCATGGACGCACTCCTCCAGCTCGTGGAGATGGCACTGAGCAGGAACTACAAGAACGTCTCGGCGGAGCTTCTCGAGGAGGTCGTCGATATGAACAACCTCCCCTTGCTCATCGAGGCAACGATGAACAGCAGTGGCCTCCGGAGAACTCAGCCGGGGGAGCCTCTGGCGACGGGAACGATCCAGTAGACTGGGACCGACTGGTGGCGGACATTGCGATGAGCACCGGATGGACATGGGACTACGTTTTGAACAGCATGGATCTACCACGGCTGTTCTCGCTCATGGACTACTGGAAGCAATGGCCGCCGTTGCACAAGATGGTCGCTTCTTACTTCGGGCTAGGCAAGTCTTTGACTGCCCCAACGCTCAACCCGAAGGACATGGAGGCACAGATCCCGTCGCTGATCGCTGACATTGCCAGACTCAACGGAGCAGGATGATGGCCACACGCGGTGGGCAGGACGACATCAACGTAAAGATCGGGGCGGATGCTTCCGGAGTAGAATCCGGAATGCTCCGCGCTGCGAGCGCGGTGACGTCGGGCGTCGCAGGCATCAAAGGGCAGATTGCTGCCCTTTCTGCTTTGGGAGGCGCGTTCGCAGGCGTATCGCAGGCGCTGACCGAAAAGGTCCTAGCGTTCGTGCGAGACATGTTCACTGCCTTCCCGCGTGTCTCCGAAGAAGTGCGCAGATTGTCCGATACCCTCAGCATCACAAGGGAAGAGGCTTCTGGCCTGCGTGCCTCAATGGACGACATCGGCATCACCACCGAAGAGTACATCGGTATCGTTCAGCGCGTCACCCTCCAGCTGCGCCAGAACGAGGAGCGCTTCACCCAGCTAGGCGTGAAGACGCGGGACTCCAACGGGAACCTGCTCAACTCTCAGCAGATCCTGAAGAACACGATCAACACGTTGAAGGACTACAAGGACGGCACCGACCGTAACTTAGCCTCCAGCGAGTTGCTGGGCAGGAGTTTCGCGTCCGTTGCACAGCTGACGCGCATGACGGACGAGGTCATTGCCGATAGCACCAAGACCCTCGAAGAGTTTGGCGCGGTGATGACGGAAAACGACATCAAGGCCGCGCGCGAGTTTGAACTCGCATCGAACGATCTCGGTGACGCAATCGAGTCGATGGCGGTAGGCATCGGTAAGATGCTCCTGCCCTACCTGCAGTCCCTCACCGAAATGGTGCGCGCTGTTCTTCCCTATGCCTTCATTGTGCTGAAGGGTTCGATCGGCGGCATCTTAGCGTTCTTCGAGTACCTCAAGCTAGGCATCCTCACGATCTGGGATTTGGGCAACGGCCTAGCACGTGCCATCATGGGCAACTGGAAGAATGCCTTCACCATGATGGCGCAGTTCCTGACTGGGGACTTCCGCGGAGCCATCGCTACTGCAAAGGCAATGGCAACGGTCTACGCCGACGAGCTAGGCGGTGCGCTAGAGCGCACGGCAAAGCGTGCGGAAGAGACCAACAAGGCCGTCAAGGAAATCTTCCTCGGCCGTGAGGACCCGGGTCAGAAGGAAACAGGCGGCACCAAAACGTACAAGTCGAAGCCGGACAAGAACGCTGACAAGAACCTCCTCGAGAAGTGGAAGAAAGAACTTCAGGAGATGCGGGATGCGACCGACGCCTTCCGCACGTTAGAACTGAGTGAGGAGCAGAAGTTCTGGGAGACCAAGCTGTCGCTGGTGGCCAAAGGCTCCGAAGCGGAGAAGATGGTCAGGCACGAACTGACGGTGGTCAAGAAGAAGATCGCGCAGGAAGAACTGCGCGAGGCCCTTTCTGCGTTGTCGTTCCAGATGGAGATGTCGCGTGAAAGTGCCGACGAGCAGGTAAAGATCGCCGATGCCAAGCTCCGCCTGATGAAGGCGATCTACGGCGAGGACTCGAAGGAGTACGTGGCAGCAGAGCGCGAGAAGACGCGCACGCTGCGCGATCAGGCAGAGCAACGCAAGCGGATGGCGACGGAGGAGATCGAACTTCGCCGTAGCCTAGCTACCGTGTCGATGAACGAGGCACGCGATCAGATCGAGTTCGAAAAGAACATCGGACTCATTAACGACGAGGAGCGCCTTGCACGTCTCAGAGAGCTCAGCAGGCAGGAGTACGAAGACAAGCGTGAGACGTTGAAGCAGAAGCTCGACCTCGAGCGTGAGAACCAGGAAGCACGCCAAAAGCTGTTGAACGAAATCCAGGTTCTCGACCGCGAGCGCGAAGCACAGATAAAGAGAGAGAACCAAGACACTGCTTTGTCGATCCGCGATCGCTGGATGGAAATCCTCGATCCAATACAGCAGGCATTCGACACGACGCTAAAGGGCATCATCATGGGGACGCAGACCCTCAGACAAGGTCTGCAGAACATCTTCACTGCAATCCTCGGCGAGTTCATTTCGCTGGGCATAAGGATGCTCCGCGAGTGGGTCGCAAAGCAACTGGCAATGACTGTGTTCATGCAAGGTCAGCAGGCCGCGCGCACTGCGCTAGAGCTGACAGCGTCAACAGCGGAGGCAGTCGCTGCGCGCATTGCTGCGTTCGCGCAGGTCTCAAGCTACGCGGCAGTGGCAGGTGCTGCGGCGGTGGCGAGCGCTGCGGCCATTCCCGTGTACGGCTGGATGATTGCCCCGGCGGCAGGTGCTGGAGCATACGCAAGCGCGATGTCGTTCTCCGCCGGCCTGCTTGCAAGTGCAGCTGGCGGGTGGTGGGAAGTCCCGGGCGACCAGGTGGCGCAAATCCACAAGAAGGAAATGGTGCTCCCTGCTGACAAGGCCGAAGGGCTGCGAGAGATGCTAGAAGGGGGCGGTGGGGCAGGAGGTATCAACCTCAAGATCAATGCACTGGATGGAGAGAGCGTGCGCAGGCTGTTCCAACGAGAAGGAAGTCACCTGTACGACGCACTCCGTCAACAGATCCGCAACTTCAAGGGTGAGCTCAAATGAGCAATGCTGTCTTTCCTACGCTGGCTGGCCTGACGTGGGACGTCCGCAAGTCGCCGGAGTTCAACAACGTGGTACGCCGATCGGCTTCTCTCTACAGGACAGCCATTTCGCTTGCCGACTACCCGATCTGGCACTATGCCTTGCAGTACGAGTTCTTGCGCGACAACGCGACCAACGACGAGCTCAACCAGCTCATCGGCTTCTTCCTCGCACGCAAGGGAAACTACGACTCCTGGCTGTTCGATGACCCGGACGGCAACAGCGTCACAGCGCAGAACATCGGGACCGGCAACGGTACGACGACGCAGTTCCAGCTGACGCGCACCGTCGGTGGCTTCGCTGAGCCCGTGCAGAACCCGAAGGCCTCACCTGCCCCGCAGATCTACAAGGGAGGCGTACTGCAAACCGTCACCACTCACTACACCATCGACGCGTACGGAGTGGTGACGTTCGTCACAGCACCGACCGCTGGTCAGGCAATCACGTGGACCGGCGGTTACTACATCCGCTGCGAGTTCAAAGAGACGATGCAGGAGTACACCAAGTTTTTGCACAAGCTGTGGTCGGCACGGCGAGTAGATTTCAGGAGCGTCAAACTGTGAAGTCCGCATCCGCCCCTCTCATTGCATTGCTTGGCGACAGGAACAGACAGTTCCGAGTCGCTGACCTGCTCACCCTCACACTTCTCGATTCCTCAGTAAAGCGCTATACGGGCCGCGATCACAAGGTGACGCACAGCGGTATCGACTACATCCACAACGACGTGCTGTTCAAGCGCAGTCGTATCCGAACGGTGCCCGGTCTCGAGGTCGATCAGCTAGACATCACGTTCTTCCCGGGCACGAACTCTACGCTAGGTGGGTTTCCGTTCATCGAAGGCGTGCGGCGCGGAGTGCTGGACGGCGCGCGCATTCGTCTCGACAGAGGGTACCTCAGCGACACAGGCAGTACGACGGTCGGTGCGCTCAACTTGTTTGACGGCCGCGTGTCAAACATCCCCGAGGCTACGAGAACGTCGGTCAAGATGATTGGCAAGAGCGACGTGGAGCTTCTCAACACCAAGCTGCCTCGCAACCTGTTCCAAAGTCGGTGTGTGCATACGCTGTACGACACTGGCTGCGGCCTCAATCGCGAATCGCTAGCAGTGACGGGCACAGTGACCGGCGGCGGGACTACGACGTCCTGGTACAGTAACTTGAGTCAGCCGGACCACTACTTCACGCTGGGCTATGTCTACATTCTCACCGGACAGAACGCTGGTCTGTACAGAGGAGTGAAAGCGTACTGGAGCACAGGCGGCGGTATGGTCCTGTTCGAGCCGTTGCCTTACGCTCCTGCTGCTGGCGACACGTTCAAGATCTACCCGGGATGTGACAAGCTGAAAGACACTTGCCAGAACAAGTTCGGCAACCTCACGCACTTCCGCGGTTACCCGTATATCCCGGTACCGGAGACACTGCTGTGACACCAGAACTACAAGAAGCAATCTGTGCTGAAGCGCTCACGTGGGAGCGCACGCCTTACCACCATCAAGGTTTCGTTAAGGGTGTGGGCGTCGACTGTGCCTTCTTCCTTATCAAGGTCTATCACAGCGTGGGGCTTATCCCCGACATTGACCCTCGACCTTACCCGATGGACTGGCATCTGCATCGGGACGCGGAGCGCTACCTGGGTTGGGTAGAGCAGTACGCGACCCAAGTCGAGGAGCCGGTAAAGGGCGGCCTAGCCGTGTTCAAGTTCGGCAGGTGCTACTCGCACGGTACCATCGTGTTGGAGTGGCCGAGCATCATCCATGCTTACCGCTTGTCTCGAGGCGTCTACAGGACAAACGTTCTGCACACGCCTGACCTGTCCAAGCGCTTGGACGACAAGCACGTGAAGTTCTACCAGTTGAAGGAAGCATAATGGGCGGCATGTTCGGCGGTGGCGGCAAGAACATAGAGACAGTCGCTCCACGCATTAACTCGGTCAGGTTCCAGTCGTCTAGCTACGGCAAGCCGATCCCTATTGTCATGGGACGGCGTCGCTTGGCGGGCAACGTCATCTGGTTCAGCGATTTCAACGCAATCCCAATCACCACCACGCAGGAGACCGGAGGTAAAGGCGGTGGTGGTGGCGGAAGCATGTCGAATACGACGTACATCTATGTCGGTGCCTGTATGGTTGGTATCTGCGAAGGGCCCATCTACGGGCACGGCTCTGCATGGAACGGCAAGGAGCTAGGTAACGTTGGCACGTGGTTTACGTATGCGGTCTACGGCGCCTACCCCGACGGAACGTTGTGGCCGTGGTTAGCCGCGGCGCACCCAGCTGAGGCGCTGAGCTACCAAGGGCTGGTGCTGGCTGCCAACGAGAACATCAACATGGGCGACAACGCTCAATTGGGTTCGTACACGTTCGAGGTCTACGCTCCGCCGGCACTCAACTATGGTGGTGGTGTGTACGACTGCGACCCGAAGGACGTGCTCATCAACCTGCTCTCCAACGACTACTGGGGTGCAGGCTTCCCGTACTCGAAGATCGGCGACCTCACGGCGTTCTCCAACTACACCGTTGCCAACGACTTCCTTATCAGCCCGCTCATCGAGGAACAGCAGCCCGCAGCGGAGCTGATCCGCGACCTCATGGAGATGTGCAACTGCGAGGCAGTCTTCAGCGAAGGGACGTTAAAGGTTGTGCCCTACGGTGATGCCGCGGCGTCGGGGAATGGTGTCTCCTTTACCCCGAGCCTTACCCCTCAGTACGACTTCACCGACGCAGACTTCATCGTCGATGAAGGAGAAGACCCGGTTCGGTGCGAGCGCAGCAGCCCCGCCGATGCCATCAACCAGGTTCAGGTGGAGTACACTTCTCGAGACCAGTGGTATGCTTCGGGCATTGCAGAAGCGAAGGATGAGGCGAGCATCCTCACGCAAGGCCTTCGCCCGTCCAACGTCTACAAGTTCGACGCCATTTGCACGCCAGCGCGAGCGCAGTGGTCAGCACAGCATCGGCTCCAGTACAAGCTGTTCGTCAGGAACAAGTACACGTTCACCGTAGACCTCCGTTACTCCCGACTGGAGCCGATGGACTTGGTGACGCTAACGGACAGCAGGCTAGGCCTTAATCGACACCTCGTTCGCGTGAAGATGATCGAGGAGACGGAAGAAGGCTTCCTCCAGATCACTGCCGAAGACACGCTCATCGGCAACGCAAGTCCTGCGGCATACAACTACCAGCCGCCTGCAGGGTACACCGGAAACTACAATGCCTCGCCCGGCTCCGTAAGCCAGCCCTACTTCTTCGAGCCGCCAGTCACCTACGCAGGTGCGACAGGATTGCAGGTGTGGTGTGCGGTCACAGGAGCAGGCGCGGATTGGGGTGGCTGCAACGTGTGGGTCTCGTTCGACGGTGCGTCGTACAAGAAGATGGCGACGCTGTTCGGAGGCTCGCGCTACGGCACGCTCCGCGATTCAATGACTACCGCCATCGGGTCTGACGCCAAAGTGCAGATGGTCGGCAAGAACAACACAATGCTCAGCGGTAGCGCTGCCGATGCGAACAACCTAGCGACGCTACTCCGCATCGGCAGTGAGTACATTTCCTACGACACGGCCACGCTTGTCGCCACAGGCCAGTACGATTTGAACACCGTGGTGCGTGGGGCGTACGGCACCACGCCTGCGGCGCACACGACAGGCACGCGGTGGGTTCGTGTCGACGACGCCATTGCAAAGTCTGAGGATTTGGACACTGCACTCATTGGCCAGACGCTGTACTTCAAATTCACCTCGTTCAACTTGTACCAAGGTGGCGAAGAAGACCTCGGCAGCGTGACGGCGTACACGTACACCGTCAGCGGCAACATGGTTCAGCTGCCTCCCAGCGACGTGCAGAACCTCACCTACGTCCTTGAGGGTTTCGGTGTTCGCCTGATCTGGGATCAAATCCCCGACCAGGACTCTCTGTCCGAGTACGAAATCAGGCAAGGCGGAACGACGTGGGAAGATGCGGTTTCGCCACTCGGTGCCAAACCGCTGTATGTGAAAGGCACCTCATACCTGCTGAACACACAGAACAGCGGGGCTACCAAGTTCTGGGTGAAGGCACGGGACAAGTTCGGAAACGAAAGTCTCAATGCTGCAATGATCAGCGGTGTCATCGACGCGCCAGACACCGTTGCAGTGTCAGCCACGATCTCCGGTGTCAACTTGCGACTGAGCTGGGAAGCGGTTGTAGGTTCCTTTGCCATCGACCACTACGAAGTGAAAGAGGGCGCGACGTACGGAGCGGCGACGTTGGCGGCAGAGCCCTACAGCACCGCTTACGAACTGAAGGTAACGTGGTCGGGAGGCAAGACGTTCTGGGTGTCTGCAGTAGACGTCGCAGGCAACAAAGGCTCCCCCTCACCGACTACGGTAAACATTTCCTCTCCGACTGCTCCGACGATCTCGTCCGATGCGGTGGACAACAACGTTCTGCTCCGCTGGACGGAGAGCGCAGCGACCCTGCCCATCGACCGATACGAGCTAAGAAAAGGTGGCACGTCGTGGGAAACGGCGTCCTTCGTAGGCTACGTCTATGCGCGCTTTGCTGCTGTGTTCGAGAACGTAGGTGGAACGTACACGTACTGGATTGCGGCAATCGACTCAGCAGGCACTACAGGCGCCGCGGCGTCGCACGTGGCGGAAGTTTCTCAGCCACCAGACTTTGTGCTCATCACCAACTACACCAGTTCCTTTGGTGGCACGCTGAACAACGTGGTTCTCGATCAGGGCGCGCTTTACACGATCGTGACTGGCGAGACGTGGCAACAGCACTTCGTCAACAACAGCTGGGCGTCGCCGCAAGACCAAGTAAACGCAGGGTACCCTGTCTACATCCAGCCGACGGGCACCACAGGCTACTACGAAGAGACTGTTGACATTGGTACGGTTATCGCAGCGGGCGTGATCTCGCTGTCGCTGGTCTACGAGACGTTGCTAGGCAGCGTGACCATCACACCAAAGATCAGTATCAAGCAGAACATCGGCGACGCCTGGACGGACTACAACAACACCGATGCACGTTTCTGCAACAACTTCCGGTACATCAAGATGCGCTGGGACTTCTCGGCGTCCGGAGGAAACGATCTGATCAAAATCACAGCACTGGGCTTCACTGTCGGTGTAAAGGAGATCACGGAGCGTGGGACGGTGGACGCAGTGTCTACTGACAGCGGTGGTACCACGGTGACGTTTGCAAAAACGTTCTACGACGTGTCGAGCATCCAAGTGTCCGCAGGTACGACGAATGCATACATCCCCGTCTACGACTTCGTCGATGTTGCAAACCCCACCTCAATGAAGGTGCTGGTCTTCGACCGCGCCACAGGCAATCGTGTATCCTGCCCGGTGTCGTACATCATCACTGGCGCAGGTATCGAGTAACGAGGAGAAGCAATGGCTCTCGATTTCAGCAAACCAGCACTAGGCGACGGGTACTCGGCGTTCGCTCAGTACATTCGCGACCACGTCACTGCACTGGCCAAAGGGCTCGACGGCGAGACGTTGACGAGCACGCCCACAAACGCCATCCGTTGGAACAGCACAACCAAACGGTGGGAGAAGTACAACGGCACGGCGTGGATCGAACTGATCACGAAGGCCTCGGATAAATACGACATCAACGTCGATCGGGTCGACGGTTACGACGTGTCGAATGCTACCGGCAACATCCCGCTCAGCAACGGCACGGTCAACACCAACCTGAACGCCGACATGATAGACGGGTACCATGCGGGCACGGCGGCTAACCAAGTTCTCGTTCTGAACAGCAGCGGCAAGATCCCGTCGTCGGTGTTAGGCGGAGCTTCCGACGTTCCGTTTACGCCGACTGGCAGCATCGCAGCCACCAACGTGCAAGCTGCACTGGCAGAGCTAGATTCGGAGAAGCTGAGTCTTGCTGGCGGTACGTTGTCGGGAGGGTTGTCGCTGTCTGCAGGAAACGTTGCGGTCAACGGTGCAGGAGCGGCCGTTACCGTAGGCGACAACTCTACTGGCCGAGTTACCGTCGACGGCGGCGGCAGCCTCGAGGTGTTTAAGTCGGGCGGCGGGTACATCGACTTTAAGAACGCCTCCGGTGACGACTACGACGTGCGGCTTGCGCAAAACGGCACGGGAGGGTTAACGACTACGGGTGCAGGCCAGTTTGCTGTCAACGGAATGGATGTGTACGCAGCGTCTCCGCCCGCCAACACCTACGCGATTTATGGCAAGCCTACGACGTCAAGTTACGGCGGCGTGATAGGGGTGACTCAGAACGGGACAATCAGCGGCGTTCTGGGCCACTCCAACCAGTACTCGCTCTACGGAAATGGTCGCATCTACACCGGTGAGTACTTCATGACGGCCGGCGGCGTCGTGTACCTCAACGCTGGCGGCACGCGGTACGTGCAGTACGACTCCGGCAATGATCGCTACGTCTTCGGGAACACGAGAGCCTACTTCCAAAGCGCGAGCCTAACGACGGGCGGCTACGGAATTTGCACCAACGTATCCGGCGGCGACCTCTACATCGAGCAAATGCGGTGGGTGTCCTCTCCGGGCTATCTCGAGGTCAGTGTGTATGGAACGGCGGTAGGGATCTACGCCGACATTTCAGACGAACGACTGAAAGACAATATCAAGCCCTCGAAGAAGGAAGCACTTCCGATCATCCGTGCGTTGCCTTTCTTTGAGTTCGATTGGAAGGAAGGCAATGCTGTCTTCGGAGAAGGGCATGTTGCGCTCGGCCCTGTGGCGCAGGCTTGGGAGAAGGTAGACCCAGAACTCGTTCGTCAGCAGGTTTCACACTCGGTTCGCAACGAAGAGGGAGAAGTGACCGGCGAAGAAAAAGGGCTGATGCAGATAAACCCTATGTACGCGGCGGCACTTGCGCTAAAGGGCGTGCAAGAATTGGAGCGGCGCATTGCCGCACTAGGCTACTAAGGAGAACGACGTGAGCAATAGAATCAACGTCCCCACCAACACCAAGTTCGGCTTGCTGATCGAAGACATCGTGGCCCAAACCATGGACGTGCAAGGAAAGGTGGCGCGTCTGAAGAATGCACTGGACAGCATGAACCAGGGGACTCCTGCTACTCCGGAGACGATCGAGCAGGAGCTCGGTCTCGCCGCAGGGGACGGAGCGACGCTCTACACAATCATCAAGGCCGTGCGCGGCCTTCAGCGTCTCGATACGGGAAAGGCGGTGTGATTTGAACGAGTGGCTAGATCATCTGCGCCACGGGCTTTCGGGGCAATTCCTTGCTCTGGCGGCGGCCGTGACTAGAACGTCGGAAGGTTCCATCAACTGGCGCAACGTGTTTGGCACCGTGGTCTCCGCAGCGATCCTTGCACTGGCCGCTTCTACCATCGAGCAGGGGAACAGGATTTCCGCTATCCATGCGCGACAGGAAATCGTGCTGCGCCGTTTGGAGGCGCTGGAAACCGGGAATGCCACTGCTACGTCAGAGCGCTACCGGGCAAGCGATGCGGCGCGCGATCTAGCGCGCATCTCTCACGACATCACAGACTTGCATCGCAGGTTGGATCGAATCGAGGACAAGCTACTCGAGTCTAAGAAAAGGTCGCCGTAAGTTCACTTCGTGAAAGCGGCAACAGTTCAATGGCGGGGATCTGGTACGTGCGAGGCTTTGGGTTTTCCTCCTTTCCCCTTAGCCCAACGGCGTAATTGGTTCCCCCGCCACCCTTCTAAAGGAGACGTAAGTGGAGAAAGAATTGCAAGACAAGACGAGGTTCCTGGCTGTGATGGCGTGCATCGACGCGTCGGAAGGGGAGTTCAGCGACGACCCCCACGATCCGGGCAACTGGACGGGAGGTCGTCCTGGCCAGGGGGACTTGAAAGGTACCAAGTATGGCATCAGCGCAAAGTCATACCCGCACCTCGACATCAAAAACCTCACCTACGAGGATGCGCTGAAGCTCTTCTACCAGGACTACTGGCTGAAGGTCAGAGGAGATGAGGTTCCGGTCAAGTGGGCGCTGGTGATGATGGACTGCGCAGTCAATCAGGGCGCCGTGACCGCGATCCTCTGGGCGCAGGATGCGGCTGGCGTGATGGTCGACGGAAAGTTTGGCAAACGCACGATGGCCGCGCTGCACAACGACGACGACAACAGGAAGTGGGCACGCTTCATGACACGGCGTACCTATGCTTACCTGCAGACTCCGGGTGCTGATCGTTACGGAAGCGGGTGGATCATCCGCTTGTTCTGCCGGGCAATCGAAGCCGGCATCTTTCTCAAGAGCGAAGGAGACCTTCTGGATGGACTCTGAAAATCAAGGGCCGGGGCCCGAAACCAACGAATGGCTTCGTGCAAAGCTGACCGAGAAGGAGTATGCTGCGGTGATGGTCGGTCTGCAGAAGGAAGCCGAGCGACTGGCGAAGGTGATGGGGTGGCAGGTTGCGAAGAACCTGGCCAAGTCTAAGACGGCCTGGTACAGCACGATTGTCGCCGGCGGGCTGCCGTACGTGGTGGAGCACTGGAACGAGATTCAGCCTCAGCTCGAGAGCATCTTCGGGGAGTCGGTCGTCGGCAAGCTGGCTGCGCTGTACTGGGCCGGCGCGATCTTGATTCGCGCTTTCACCAAGAAGCCGCTGACGGAGGTGCCTAAGTGAGCGAGTTCCGCAGTCACCTGCTCACCGACATGGTGCAGGAAGCGCACGAAACCGGATCGGGGCGCCCGATGTACCAGCTTCACGAGGACTTCGTCTACTTTTCCGACCTGCTTCAACGTGATGTCGTCGTGCCAAAAGGTTACCTGACCGACTTTGCATCAGTCCCGCGCGTACCGCTAGCGTGGTGGCTGACTGGAGGTCACGGTAATCGTGCAGCGGTCATTCACGACTACCTGTGCGGTACGATCGATCGTGCAACAGCCGACAAAGTCTTTCGGGAAGCGCTGGCCACGTCCGGAACTCCGGGCTGGCGCACGTGGGTCATGTACGTAGGGGTGCGGATCGGGGCTTTCTTCTCCCGGAGGTAGCGCGTCAAGCGCTTGCGTGCGGGGGTCGCGCACGCATTCGGGCACGGGGGCTGGGGTCCTAGTAGCGGGACCCGCCCCCGTAAGCTGTTAGAAGCATTTACGACAGTCGTCGTTGCCCTCTGTAAAAGCACCCCGACCGAAGCCGGGGCAGGGGGACTACACCTGGTGGTGAGACACTGTCTTGTCGGCACGTGTCAGTGCAGCGACATCGGTGTATGCTTTTGGGTAGCGGAGGCGGAGCTTCTGAATGTTCTCGAACAGCATCTCCATCGGCTCCAGCTGCACCTCCATCAGCAGATAAACGTGTGTGCGGATGTAGGCCTGCATTTGCCCCGACAGTGCGAGCACCTCATTGTTATACGAGGTTACCAGGTTCGCCATCTGTGCCAGCGGAGGAAGAAACTGTCTGCTGTACGTCTCGAGACGCTCTGTCCGTTCGGGAGCGAAGCGAAGCATGGCGTCGAACGTGCGAATGGCTTCGTCCACGGCCTTGCCCCCGACGTCAGCAAGCCAGATGCCGGCGGCGTCGCAGAGGATGGCCGCGTACCACATGCTGTCGCCGAACTCTTCGCCGATGTTGGCGATGTCCAGCTCCTTGCTGTAGATGGTGTGCTTTTTGATGGCATCGCAGATCTCACCAGTCTCGGTGATAAGCCCCAGCATCCCGTGGCTCAGTCGCCGCCTGTGAGGCATCGGCTTCTCGGTGCGCAGTGCGAGGGGTTGATAGTCCGTCCAAGTCAGTACGTTGTCCATCCTCTTCTCCTTGTCACTTGTAAGCCGATGCGTGGCACTTCGCCGTTTCTTCCACCGTCACTGCAACCAGCACGACGCCGGTTCCCTCCAGTTGCTGGGGCCCCACAACGTTAAGCAGGTGCTCGGCCATGTTCTCTGCCGTCGGGTTGAAGGGCGTCCAGACGATGCTGTGGCCGAAG